AGACTTTGTACCGTCACAGTGGGAACACTCCGCAGAACAACACGATAGTTATATGGACTGGGAAACAACATTTGATAACCTATATGAATGGGGAAAGAAAAAGAAATGAGTGAAATTAAAGAATTAAGTTTTGAAAGAGCAAAAAGAAAACCAAAGTTTCAAACTAAAATTGTTCGATCAAAGAAAGAAAAAGAAAAGTTATTAAAAGAAAAAGATAAAAACAATAAATCAAAATTTAAAGAAGTTAAAAAGACTAAAGTTGTTGATGCTGACTTTGAAAAAACATTTGGTGAAAAAGTAAAAGGTAAGTTAAAGAAATTTAATTTAAAAGGTTTAGGACCAGCACTAGCCGCAGGTATTCTACTTGAACCTAGAGATGCAGGTAAAGGTAGTACACTTATTGATAAAAAAGCTGGTGGTGGGAAAGTTAAAAGTAAATTCTTTACTGGAGGAACAGTCAACCCATCATTTGGAACTGACTTCGACGATAGGTAAACATGGCAACTTCAGGAACAACAACATTCAATCTCGATATAGCTGATGTAATTGAAGAAGCTATGGCTATGTTAGGTGGTGAGCAATCACTAGGGTTTGAACCACTAGAAGCACGACGTACACTCAATCTTCTTCTTATCGATTGGATGAACCGTGGTATATTACTATGGAAACAAAACTTAGCCACATTGGATATAACAAGTGGCACAGCTGAATATACATTACCAACTTCCCTTATAGATATAACCGAACTTGTTCATAGAACAGTTAGTGGTTCAACAACTACAGATTTAGCTTTAGAACGTATTACTATGGAAGCTTATCAAAGAATTACAAACAAGACACAAACGGGTAGACCAACACAATATGCTGTTAATCGATTAAGAGATGCAGCTGAATTATATTTGTGGCCTACCCCTGATGCTACAACGTCAAGTGGCACACCAATATTGTCATACTTTAGCTTTAACAAAGTTGAAGATGTAACAAAGTCCGACCAAGATCCTGATGTTCCATTTAGATTCTTACCA